CGCTGCAGCTGTTCTTCAACGCGCTGCTGTACGAGGTCCATAGAGTCAGCCATTAGTGCAGCTCCTGTGATTCGTTTTCGTAGCGGGTTGCTTCGCGGCGCAACAGTTCAGCCGCTTCAATACCGTTTAACCCTCTGTTGGTGATATGGGTTGCCAGCGCCTCAAGGCGGATTGAAACAGCGAGTGCGCGCCCTTTGCGCTCCTCACGTTTGGCAATATCGATCACCGCCATAAGCTGGTCGTTTGCTGGCACAACCATTTTTGGTAATTCTTTCTGCATTTCTCTTTCTCCTGAATTTGGGCAAAAGAATGCCCGGCGGGTTTACGCCATTAATTTCTGTTGTGGGTTAATTCGGCATGGTTAGCCGTTTGGGAAATAAGCTCACCACTGCACGAAAATGATTCATTGCTTTAACCAGTTCCCGCTTTTCGTCAGTAGTCAGATCACTAATATTGACGCCGTGACGTTCTGCCGGAATTTTTGCCATAAAGAATATGGCTGCCAGTGCCCGCTCATTTTGTTTATGGTTTATATCGCGGCGGTCGCGCATATCTTTAATAAACCTTTCAAGCTCTGGCTCAATATTCAGACCAAACACATTCGCCCTTAATTCCGCTATTCGGTTCAGCCCTTCCATACGTTGACCCGGGCTTAATGGAACAGTCGCCGCAGCGCCTTCAATAGCCATGGTTTCCCCCGTTTGGTAGTGGTCAGCCCTGCCAGCAGTTCATCCTGAGAGCGGGACGGGTGCCAACGCTTGCCATCTTTCCCGATAATCCAGCCATGGCCGCAGTGCATACCCTGGCTTTGTTTAACTAAAAGCGATGCGAATGACGGTTCATTAGTCAGCATAATCACCTCAGATGATGCCGAACGAAGCGCCAAGGCCCGTTACGGTGTCCACCGCGCTTGCCATTGCGGGGTTGGCCTGCAGGCGGGCCTGCATGGAAACGGCAGCCAGTGCCATCAGACGAGTTACTGAATTGATGCTACTGATCACGTCACGGCGCCCGGCTGTTGTTTTCACATCACCAGTAACGGCTCCGGCGGCAACGCGCCCGATCTCAGCGGTGGCGCTCATGACGTAGTGCGGCAATTTCTCTTTTGCCACTTCGTTCATCGGTACGCATGGCAGGCAGTGAATCTGTGCCAGGAAGCCGTCAACCAGGGTGGAGTCCTCAGTGAGATCGGTAAGCAGCCAGATTTCAGGCGGTGTGAGCTGATGCGGCTGGTCCGGGTTCAGCTTGTTGCGCAGCGTCTGGACATTCATTCCCGCGCGTTCTGCCAGCTTCGCCATGTTGTGACGCAGTGCGAAAGCCCGGCAGGCCTCTTCAAAGTGTGGATGTTTGGAAATCTTATAATCAAACATGTGAGCCCCTTAAAAAGTTCTCATAATCGAACTTACTGACCAACAATGACGCGGAAGTTGGAATGACCAAGAGACTCACGGACCTGATCGGTTTTGTACATTAAGTAACGCAGGCTTACGCGACCTTTGTTTTTATCCTTTTTAACCATGTACTTAGCAAGTTGTCCATGGTGAATTTTTTGGTATACAGATCCACGGGAAATACCTTCCCACTCCGCGAACTCTGCAGGCGTAGCCATCTCTTTTGGTACTCGAATTGAAATATCTGTGCTCATAGTGCAGTATCTCTTAGTTTGTTTTCGTTTCATCTCGTTTTATGTGGTTTGGTTTTGCTTTTCAAACCATGAATGGATATTAGGATCACTTTTTATATGCGTCAAGAGGTTTGATTATGAGTTTAATCAAGGCAGGGAATGATAGTGGTGGACGTGATGCAATCAATAGGCTTATTAAGGCCTACAATTTCAGCTCACGCCAGCAGCTCTGCGAACATTTGAACGTATCTAAAAGTACTATGGCTAACAGATACTTAAGAGATAGCTTTCCCGCTGAGTGGGTAATTCAATGCGCCCTAGAAACAGGAATTTCCCTTCTATGGCTGGCTACCGGCCAGGGGGATATGTATGCGAGTGAGAACGAAGAAAAGAATCTCAAAAACGAAACCTCCGTCACGGTAAGACCACTTTCTAAAATCGTTGCTCCCAGTATCAAACATGCTGAGCTGAAGAACGGCGAGCTTCAGCCGTGTGATGAAATCCTTCTCGATAGCAGACTGCTGGATAGTGAATCTTCCAACTCTCTTTTTGTAAAAACAGCTAGTGATAGTTTCGTTGTGGATACGTCAGTGAAACAAATCAGCAATGGTTTTTGGCTGGTAGACATCGACGGCGTTAAAAGCTTCGTTAAGATAGCCCGTATTCCTGGCAATAAAATTGTGGTTCATCAGGATGAAGCATCCTTTGAGTGCGCTGTAGATGATGTAGAGGTAGTTGGCCGCGCAGTAAAAGTCATTAAGAGCATCTAACCATGACGATTAGAAAGCAGCCGAACGGAAAATGGTTGTGCGAGTGTTACCCAAACGGGCGTGATGGCAAGCGCGTGCGCAAGCAATTTGCGACAAAGGGCGAGGCTGTAGCATTCGAAAACTTCACCATGGATGAAGTGAACAAAAAGCCGTGGCTGGGTGAAAAGGAAGATCGGCGGCATTTGTCAGAATTGATTGAGCAGTGGCACTCCCTTTATGGCCAGACGCTAGCGGACCCCAAGCGCCTAATGGCGAAACTGAACATTATCTGCAATGGACTGGGCGATCCCGTCGCTTCTGAATTAACCGCCGGAGATTTTACCAAATATCGTGAAGCACGATTAAAAGGTGAGGTACGTAATGAAGTAGGTGGGCTAATGTCGCCAGTAAAGCCCCGCACAGTAAACCTAGAACAGCGTAACTTATCATCCGTTTTTGGCACTCTGAAAAAACTTGGTCACTGGTCAGCGCCTAACCCGCTCGCAGGGCTACCAACATTCAAAATCGCTGAGGGGGAACTGGCGTTCCTAGCTTCGGACGAAATAATTCGCTTGCTGAATGCCTGCGCAGATTCTCAAAGCCCTAGCCTATTGATGATCGCAAAGATATGCCTTGCTACCGGTGCACGATGGAGTGAAGCCGAAAACCTTCAGGGCCATCAGTTATCAAAATATCGGATCACTTATACCAAAACCAAAGGCAAGAAAAACCGTACTGTACCAATATCCCAGGATCTGTATGACGAACTTCCTAAGAACAGAGGCAAGTTATTCACACCTTGCAGAAAAGCCTTTGAGCGTGCAGTAAAACGAGCCGGAATTGTTCTTCCCGAGGGACAGTGTACCCACGTCCTGAGACATACATTCGCCAGTCACTTTATGATGAACGGAGGAAATATACTGGTACTCCGAGATATCCTAGGCCATGCTGATATAAAAATGACTATGATTTACTCTCATTTTTCTCCTGATCATTTAGAAGACGCTATCACTAAAAATCCATTAGCAATGTTGAGATTCTAAAATGGCAAAAAACATTACCATTATCATTTATTCTTTATCATTCATTTTGTTTTGCTTTATATTTTTCAGAAAACGCCTTTATCGACTTGATCATAAGAGCCTTTTAGAACAACCTCTTTTTTGGATATCCATTGCCATTCCTTTTACGTTATGCTTATTATTAGGCACATTGGTTTGGATAGAAAAACTACATTCATTTAGCCTGACAAGTCATGGCTACCAAAGATTTATCGAGATATCAAAACTACCATTATTGGTTCTTGCCGCTGCAGTTCCTCTTGCTTCCATAGTTAATAATCTTCATCGTACCATTCAAACTGAGAAGCAGATTACTGAGTCAGAAATAAAAAATAGAACTGATGTTTACTATGCACATGTGAAATTTCAGACTGACTATTTCAAATCATTGCCAGAAACAGTATTAACAGAAAAAGTTAAAGAAATACACACCAGTACAAAAGTTGAGCATACTAAAAATATTAAAATCACTTATCCATTATCTCTTTATCAAAAACTTTATCCTCACTCCAGCCCAACACACGGGGTTACGTATGAAGCAGACAGAGAACAAACAAAAAAGATACTACAAACATGGATAAAAATAAATAGGATATTGACAGATATCGAAAAAGGTAAAAATGCTATCCACCATGCCAAACTAGATGGTATGGAGAATTTATTAACATCATGGTATCTAGCCGAAATTGGAATAATACAACTTTGCAATCACATAGATGTTACGTTTCCCACATATCCTGTTTCATTCCAATTTGAATATTTCGATTCCGTACTTACAACGACAATTGCAACTTTTGACGAGATGTACAAAATATTAGAAGCTTTAGAGAAAATTTGTATAGGTATAGTTGACGCCGCTGGTCAGCTAACCATGGTAGAAACGCAAGTCTTTGCTAAATCGACAAAATTATTTTCAGCAGGCAGAGCACCAACGGGCCTTGACACTATCATGAGCAACAGAAGAACATCTCAACCAATTGAGCCTATGGTCCCGCTTCTGATTTTAAACGGAAAAAAATTCGAGGGACGGTTTAATGATTGACATAAAATGCCTTCCTTAAAAAAATTCTGGGTAATGCCGATGAAAGTTGATAATTATACGTTAGTATTGCCCTTCAAAACCTCAAACATTAATAACAACATTTTCTTTTAAACAATATACAAGGTATACGAAATGGACGATGATAAATCAAAAGAGATTCACTATAACCACATCATCAATAGCATCTTAAGCATGCCTTTCATTGCTCCTCCACTTATATTAGAAAAAGACATTGTCACTGACTTTAAAAGTCGGCATGAGCATTACATAAAGGCCCTCAAGAAATATGAAGACGATAATGATACGAACATAAATTTTAGCCTAATGATTAGGAGAATAACTCGAATCAGCACAGGAATTATAAAATGTCTAGAAGAGTTCCTTTCTGGAGATATAAAATCTGCCTATGATGTTTTCGATGAAACCTTTTCAGCAGATGTAATAAATCGACATATTCAACGTATAACTACTCCTTTGAATGACATTTGCAATTTTGAAAAGCCTTTATTTAGAGTTCGAAAATCAGATACGCCTTTAACAGAAAGGGAAGAAATATTTCATATACCATTCACGAAACGCCACAATGTAAATGCACAACGATATTCAGTAGCGGGATTACCTTGCTTGTATCTCGGTTCATCTCTTTATGTCTGCTGGCAGGAAATGAATAAACCAGATTTCGATAAATTATATTTATCATCCTTCATATCTGAGGATGATAAATCTAAGATACTTAATTTCTCACCTTTAATGTTAAACAATCCAATATCTGGGATTTTAGAGGGGGATGAACTTAAAAATTCAAACTGGAGCAAGGCATCCTATTTGATTTTATGGCCCTTAATAATGTCTTGCAGTTACATAAAAAAGAACGATAATGCATCTTTCATTCAAGAATATATTATCCCAAACCTTTTAATGCAATGGATTAGTCGAAGAGCCAGTTCGCCAATTGTAGGAATTGCTTATTATTCAACCCGAATGCCTAACGCAAATAAGACTCATCGTTCAATTAACGTTGTACTCCCCCCCAAAGCGACATACAGACAAACTGTAATGCAGGAGTATTGTCCTCGACTAAAAGGATTATTTGAATTCACACCTCCGGTTTCATGGCAAGTCCTTAAAACATTAGACTATCAATTTGTGGGTGAACGCACCCCAGAGCAAGTAAATGCTGCAAAGTTCTTAAAACGAAAGGAACGGCTGTCTGGAATTTCAAATTTTTACGAAGATATAGTAAAGCTTTACCCATTAACTGATTTTTATAAACTCGAAGTATGCATAGATCAACTCTTCGACTATGACAGAATCTTTGGCTGATATGTGGCGGCAAATTGGCGGCAGAGCTTTAAAACGGGATGATACCCCCTGACATAGAAAAACACTAACCACATGATTAATCTGGTATATATATGATTTATTAAGTTTCCTAATGGTATGTAGAAATTTCGGACGCGGGTTCAACTCCCGCCAGCTCCACCAAAATTCTCCATCGGTGATTACCAGAGTCATCCGATGAAGTCCTGAAAGCCCGCACGGCGCAAGCCCTGCGGGCTTTTTTGTGCCCTCAATTTGTCCCGCGAAGTCCGAAGGCAACAAAAACTGAGCCACTCACTGGTAAAGAAATCAAAGCCGCCAAAGCTAATATGACAGCCTGTTCT